TATCAATCATTTTATAATCTCACGATGCCAATTTGGAATATCCACATTTAACATCACATGACTCACATTTACCCGTAATACAACAAACACCAACATTTTTATGTTCAGCTTGATATTTTTCTATTTCGTCCTTTTTAAACTTTCTATATCCCAACTTCTTCAAATGTTTATGATTAAAAGTAATAACATCACATTCATTAATAAAATCATTTTCCAATTCTTCATCCTTCATAATAGCAACTCTAATAAGGACTTTGGGATATTTTGATTTTAATTCCCTAGCCAAATTATGGTCAACACCATGACCGACAAGGTCTGTACTGATATTTATAACTTTTAAAGCGGGATAATCATGATATTTATAAATAAACTCAGGCACCTTTGTTATAGCTTTAACATATAAACCAATTTCATAAGCGTCATTTAAAAAATTAGTAATATCGTTATCATGTTCGGGCATATAATCACCAAAACTAAATAACCTAATTCCACCCATATCATTTAATTTTTTGATATTTCTATCATTGAATTTTTTCGTGTTTTTTAGTTCACCATTATAAGCACGATAATCATAAACTGTTTTGGGATTAAATTTAATATTTCGATTATATTCAACATAACAATATGAACAAGGATTACCACTTCGTCTTTTTGGACAATTACTTGTAAAATCAACGGATAATAATGTTTTTTGATTTGATGCGAAAGCTGAATTATTTTCGAAGCTAATTCTTAACATCTTTTATTCTCCTTAAAATTTTTTATTTTAATTATATACTATTATTACGCTTTTGTCAAGAACTATTTTCATATATAAGTTGTTGATTTTATTGAATATTTCAATTATTTTCAATTATTTAATATAATCAATTATTTAATAACTTATTAATTTTATTGGGTTTTTTACATTTTTATGATAAAAATCATTGTTTTTATGCATAAAAAAGGGGGATAATTAATTATCCCCCTTTGGTTAATAAATCAACTTAATCAGCTAAGTTATAAATTCCAATCTTCTGGTAATATAGGTTACTACCAAAGATCTGGTCATGAATAGCATATCTGGACATCAAACCAACGGTGGGATGGAATGACTGTTCAAATACTGTTTTGCTAACCATCAACTGAACATAAGGTAGATAAATAATACCGGAATCATATTCAGAAGGTCCTTTATAACCAACTGTGCAATAATCAGAAGTTGCAAATGTATCACGATATACGGTTAGACGACCATCTAGTGAACCGATTTTTGCTACTCCAGCAACAGATGTATTTACATTTCCATCAACGGGATGTACTACGAAACTAGAAAGTGATTCCAGTGCAGCACATGCATTGGGAGATGCAATTACAAAGTTACCAGCCCCACGTCTGGTCAATACTGCAATGCGGTTTGCTTTTCTTACAATCATATTATACAGAGTTCTGTATTTTTCTGATTGCCAGCGACCGTCTGCATCAGATTTGCTATCATAATCCCAGCTTGAAGATACAGCAACTGTATTAATCTTGTTAACCAGTTCTCTGTCAATTTCAGCAGTAATTTCATAGCTGAGAATGTCAAGCATTTCTTCTTCAAGGTCAAGACCATGCATTGCCTTTAAGTCCTGAGCAACTTCAAGAGACCAACGGCTTCTCAATTTACGAGTTTTTGCCTCAACCTGTGCTTTTTCAACTGTCATGTTTACTTCTGCAATGGTCCCAGTTGATGCAATACCAAGTCCCTGTTCAGGTGTTGAATCATAAGAACCTAAACCTTCACCTGCGCTTGTAACCATAGAACCAGAATATGTAGTATCAATGGTATTGTATCCAAGTTCTACATTGGATCTTGAATCATAAGTGCCCGCTGCCCTAAAACGTAATGCAAATGCAAGACCAACAGGACCAGTCATAGGCTGAACACCTACAATATCATGTGCAAGTAGTTCGGGAAATGTTCTACGAACCATGGGAATTGCAATCTGATGGAAATCCCCACTTCCTGCATAACCAGCATCAAGCTGTCTACCAGTTACACTATAATTACCAGCTTCCATTAGATAATTCTTCTGGTTTTCTAGCATAATAGCAGTTGCCTTTTCAATCTTAGCGGTACGAATTTTCTTACCTTCATCGAGAATTTCGCGCCATTCTGTAAGTAGTTTCTTTGTATTCATATTAATATTTAACCTCCATTATATACTCTTTATAGCTTACCTTCTTTTAAAACTTTAAGCCAGAGTTTCTTGTTTTCATTAATTTTTTCTTTTAGATCTTTTTCTTCTTCATCTTCCTCATCTTCATTATCTTCTTCGTTCACTTCAGCTTTGCCCTTACCGGATTCATCATCTTCTTCATCTTCTTTTTCTTCAATTTTAATTTCAGCACCACATTCGGGGCATTTATCAACTCCAGTTTCCACTTCCGCGTTGCAATTAGGACATGTTGTCAAAGATTCTTCTACTTTCTTTTCATCTTCGTCCTCATCTTCCATATCATCTACTACTTCTTCCATAATAATTTTAAACTTACGGTCAATTTCTTTAATATCAGAAATACCCTCAAGTAAAGAAATTACCTTTGTCCTCTGTGATTCGGTCAAACCATCACATTTTTCCCTTAAATAAATATGGGAAGCCATTTCTTTAGCATCTGATAACAGTTCGTTTTTCTCAGCAATTAGTTTATTAATTTTCCCTCTTAGTCTTTGAATTTCTTCTTTGGCTTCCCTTAATAATACTTTAATATCATCTTTAAGAACGCCTTCATCAATAGCGAGTTTCGCCTTAAACTGTTCAATTAAAGGTTTATATTCTTCACCTAGTTTTGCATATTCCATCACCTTTTCGGGAATATTAAGTTCTTCCTCAATAACAGTATCAACAAAATTGGAGAAGTTGTTTGTTACTTCCTTTTTATACTTATCAAATTTTTCTGAATACTGTTCAATGAGAACCTTCTTTTCTTCATTTACTAAAGCATCTGTTTTTTCTTTTACTTTAAGATCAATAATATCATTAATTTTGGTCTTAATGGACTCCTGCTGTGATTCGTCCAACTTATCAATATTTAGCATCTTATAAATTTCGTCTATCTTCATGGATCATAACCCCCAATTATTATTTTTTATTTTTAGCTATGTCAGCATCGACCTTTTTATTAAAACCTGAAATAGTTGGTTCACTACCTTTAGCGTATTCAAATATTACTTTGCCTTTTGGATTTTTAATTACTGTTTTTACTTTTTCATTTTCGTTGTCCCATTCCATTGTATATCCTTTATACTTATGTGTTGTTTTTTTTTCTACAAGTTTCCTTGATTCCTCAATATCATATTCATCCTCATCCTCATCTTCCTCTTCAGCGTTATCATCTTCATCTTCTAGGTCATCAAGATCAATGGTATCAATTACCTCATCGTCCTCTGATGTATCATCGTTATCTTCATCTTCTTCTTCAGCTTCATCTTCTTCTTTTTCTTCTTCATCTTCTTCTTCTATTTTATCACCTTCATCTTCTTTAGTCTTTTCCTCAACTTTAACATTAGCAAGAATCCTATACTTCATACCAACTTGGTCAGCATTTAAAGATGAATCATCTAAACTATCAAGCAAATCAATAATGAGCCCATTTAAATCAGGTTCATCAAAATAATTAATTTCCGCCTCATTAAGATATTTGTCGATTTTCTCAAGTATATACATATGAATTTCTCCTTATAATAATATTATTAGTTAATATTTCTACTACCTACATTTATTTTTGAACTACTCTTGCCTAAAGACAAGAGTTTCTTGGTTCATCGACCAGTGATCTCCCCAAGCGTTGATTCCCCATGTCCCATAGGTATATTGTTTCTTTACTGGTAATTGGTTATCTTACCTATTAGTATTTATATATTTTTGACAAAAATTTTATATTCATCTTCTGCCTAAAGGATAAATATTAGGCAATTTATTCACTATTTTTTTTACGTTTTATTGTCCACTTACCATCTTTTTTATATAAATAATACCCATTCCTATCTTTAAACAATATCCTAACATCCTTTTCAACATCAGAATTATCATTGTTTTTATGTTTAATATCACCAATATGGTCTTTTTTATATATGTCAAACATGTCTAAATCCTATAATGATTTTTCAATGTCAGTTAACACTTGCCAAATTTTTCTATGGTATTCTTTTTTAACATCTTCAATTTTAATTGATTGATTCATTTCATAAATACCATTAACCCACGAACCTTGATTGGAAGGGTCACCTACCAAATCATATGTAATAAGCTTAAAATCGTCATTAACATAATTATCCTCATCAACTGTTCCAGTTCCTCTTGAACTAATACCTAACTTACCTTCTTTAACTAAAACTTTAGCTATCTTGCCCATAGGTGTGTCAAGAACCTTTGCTTTGCCTATTACATTATCACCATCCCATTTTAGTTCAGTTGTTATAATTGAAACTCTGTCAAGATTAATATCAGTATTCATTGAGTGACCAAGTTCACCAAATGCACTTTTATTTTTTACCTTTGACTCAATTAAACTATCAATTTCTCTTTCAAGAATTTCCTTTTTATATAATCTATTATTACCATTAAATACATTAGCAGTGGAAAAAATACCTTCTATATAAAATCCTTTTTCCACATCTTCATTAATGGAATAATCGAATGATTGTTCAAGTATTAATTTCATGTAAACCTCCTGTTAGGTTACTTATTCTTAATATCATTTTTTAAACCTAACTTTTCTTTAAGATAAGCATCTCTAGCTTTTCTTATTTGATCGGATATAATTTCTTTAGCGGAAATAAAATCTTCCTTTTCAAACATATCAAATGCACTTTTTACATTTTTTTTACTTTTAGACATGTTTTTTCCTCCTATATACACGTATTGTTTCTTTACTGGTAATTGGTTATCTTACCTATTAGTATTTATAAGTTTTTGACAAAAATTTTAATTATCCTATTAATCTACCTGGACCTGTATTTTCATTTTCTTCTCTATCATCATTGCTGATGTCGTCATTATCAATATCAATATTATCTTCATCATCATTATCCATTTTATTTTCCATATCTCCCATACCAGGAGGACCACCAAGTGGATTTTGTTGATTCTGTTGTGGAAAATATTTTTTATCAAGTTTAAAACCTTTCATATTTTCTTTAAGATCTTCTGTTGTCCAATTAAGGTATCTCTTAATAAGATATGATTTTGAAAATTCGGGATTATTAGATAACTGTGCATAATTAGCAAATTCTTGTTCTCTAAATGTCTGTTCCATAGAATCTTTATAATGTGAAGGTGAAGGCATAATAATTTTAAATGAATTTTTTGTTAACTTATATTCTTTTTTCAAACCTCTAAATTCAAGATGTAATAAAAATAAATTACGAAGTTCTTCAGTGAATTTATTCTGATGTCTTTCGAGAAAACGTGCCCATTTAATTTCATCTCTACTAATGTTATTTGCATTATTTGCACCAAAAAGAGGGGACTTACCTTCATTCATTTCTGAAACACGTGATATAGGATATTTTAAAGCACGGAAAAGTTTTTTATTGAAATAGTAAACATCATCTAGTTCGGTAAAGCCTTTCGCATTACCACCTATTGTATCAATGCTACTACCTCTACCTTCTGAATTAACAGGAATATAAAAGTTTTCTAACATGGACATGATCTCAGGTTCATGTCCCATTTCTCCAGTGTTAGGATTATATGTTTTCTTTTTAATAAAAGATTCTTTTATTTTATTAACAAACTTAATTGCTTTATCCCATGGCATACGACCAGTA